TTGTTCTCGATGTCCATCATCACTGGGTACGTGAAGGGGAATACATCAAACCGATGGATGACCGTGTCCAACGTGTTATGGAGAGCTGGCGTGGTCTGCGCCCTACTTTACATTATAGTGTTAGTCGTGAAGATTATCTTGTCGCTCATGACAATACTCTAGCACCTAACTACGCAGAGTTATTAGAGTCAGGTCATAAGAAAAGTAAACTGCGTGCGCACAGTGACTTCTACTGGAATCGTGCTACTAACGATTGGGCACTAAGTTTCTTAGAACATTTTGACATCATGTGCGAGAGCAAGGGTAAGAATCTAGCAAGTTTTAGTTTGTATGAACGTGCTAAAAACTTGGAGTTGGTATAATGGGATCAACTTGGACACCCCCTGGTTGGCATTGGGTAAATGATACCAGATATAAGTGGAGAGAACAATTTGCTTGGTTACCTTATTGGAGTAGTGAATCTAAACGACTTATTTGGCTTAAAAAGTTTTGGTATGGAGTGCGATGGATAGAAGGCCCGGCAGGAGAAGATCCACTTAAGATGGAACAGTGGCTCACTGAAGAAGAATATATGTGGCAAACACTACAGTCGTAAAAAAAGCACCTTGCGGTGCTTTTTTGTTGAGCTAAAATTATTTCTTTTTAGCCGGTGCTTTAGGTGCTTGTGGTTTAGCTTTAGCTGGTTGTTGAGCTTTAACTACATTGTTGCCACCTTTAGTTTTACCTTCAGTGATAGTAGATGGTGATACATCAACCTTAGCTAATGACCCACCCGCATTTTTGTTACCACGATATGGACGACGTTTCTTGTTAGCAGGTTTTGGTGCTGTAGCTGCCGCAACTGCTTTAGCACCTGTTTCGCCAATGGCCTTAACCTTGTTTACAGGTTTAGCTGGCTCAATGTATGTAGCTGTTGGTACAGTAATAGTAGGAACATTACTTGTAGCAGTAGCTACTATAAAGTCAACCGATGTAGTTGCTGGTGGTGTTAAGATTTCCTTAACTGTTTCTTTGTGTGTGTGAACACTTGGTGTTTTAATACCAAATAATTTTTTGATAAATTTAATCATCGAAGATCTCCTTGATATAATTATTTACTATTATTAAAATGATGTGATAAATTTCTTGAAAATTCACCATACCAATCAGTGTTTAACATGTGATAATAATTATATTCTACTATAGGTTTAATTTGTTCTAATATTAAATCTTGTGGTTGGTCAAACAAATATTTCATTTGATCATAAACCATAGCATACCGACGATGTTGTTCTGGTTCTTCGTCATAGCTTTCGTCGATAATACCATTAAAGGTTTTAAATCCTAGATTATGTAAATTACGAATATAATGTTGTCCACCAAAGGCCACAAATAGCCTACGTGCCAGTATAGGTTTAACTGTTTTTTCAGTATAGAAAGTATAACTGTTCATAAAGTTAGTTTCGGTTACAACACTGTACGCAGTTTCATTATAGATGTTAATAGGTACAACTTGACTTATACTAACTTTCTGCCCATGTAATTCAACTGACTCAATTGTAAAATTTATAGGATTACTAGGAACACCTAATCCATCTAGGTCCCAGGTATATTCGTTGTTTGGTCGGCTTTGGATTGTTTGAGCATTAAAGTCATGATCATATAGACCTTGTGAAAAATCTCGCATATAAGTTAATACGATTTGGTCTTGGTGTGGTAACATATAAGTATAGACCATATCTCGATGACTTCTGGGTTGTCCTAGCAACACATCAAATAATTTTAATTTACTCGCATAAGGATCAAGTTTGTCTAAAAATCTAGGAACATTTTTATAGAACTTTAATGTAGTAATAAACCAATCCATCCATTGATATACTCGGCAATGATTTGGCCGGCGATTTAAAAATCCGCAGATATAAAATGTAACATTATCTCTATCGTATTCTTGTATAAACTGATAAATGCGGTTATGTAATTCACTAGAAAATATAATTACATGTTCACAGCTATTAATTACACGTTCAAGACGACCCAAAAATAAATCACCGTAACCTCCCTTCCAAGGAAACGGCACATGAAATACAGCACTTTTGGGTTCATCGCATTGTAAAAATGATTCAAAGTCTCTAGTATATTCAAGTCCTATCTGTTCTAAATGATAAGCACATACATCAGTGTCGGCGTAGATTAACATACAACTATTTACTTGACATTTTGGTTAAATGAGTGTATAATGATTTTATTGAAATTAGGAAAGGTCGATCATGGGTTTAGATATGTATGCTTATGTTGCTGCCAACGCAGGGCAAGATAAGGAATATTGGGATAGTTGCGAGTTTGATAAAGAAACTGGTGAGTATGTTAATCCCAAAGTTACTAAACCATTTGAAATTGCCTACTGGCGCAAGCATCCAAACCTACATGGTTGGATGTATAATCTCTGGGTCAGCAAAGGTAATGAAGGTGAGTTCAATGGTGATGAACTTGAGCTAACTTGGGAAGACATTGACCAACTTGAAGAGGATCTTAAACGTGGTCGTGTTAAAGGTGTTGAAGCTACTGGGTTCTTCTGGGGTGATCCAAGTGATGATTACTACTACGAAGATGACTTGAAGTTCATCAAAGAGGCACGTAGCCAGTTGTTCTTAGGTTTGAAAGTATTTTATAACAGCTCATGGTAAAAGTTAAGATCAATGAAACAGATAATTACGTTCTCTTCAAGCGAATGAACCAAGCAGTTATTAATGAATACAAGTCACAGTTAGGCGTTCGCGATGTGCCTAGCATGGGTGAGCATCTTAGGCAATTTGAAGAAAAGTATGATGTTAAAATTCATTGTACAAATTGGGGTAATTGGGATTCTGTGGAATTCCCTAGCGAAGAAGCGTATATGATGGCGGTATTAAAATGGCTTTAGCAAATCCTACAGTACACAGTTGGCAGTTCAATGGAGTAGCGCCGTTTATTGACATAGTTAGATGGTGTAACACTAACCTTGATTATGATACATGGGGTTGGAAGAACGAAACAATTTATTTTAATAGTTCAGCAGTACAGACAATGTTCTTACTGCGTTGGGGTGGATAATGTTAAGTCAATGGACACAAAGAGATTTTGAATTAAGAAATATTGCTTGGGTACGTGCTAATCGTGGCAGACGAGTGTATCACGCCAACGTTACTAACAGTAAAAAGATTGGACGTTACACTAAAAACTTTCCTACTGTAATTGAGTTGGAAAGAGGTACCAAAACGGCTGTAATGAAAGCCTGCCAAAAGTACTTAGGCCGCAGTTATTTGTTCATGGTTGACTACAGAATTTGTGTGAACAAAGAAGGCACTTGGATCTATCACGATGGTAAATTGTACTTGAAAAACCCAGATGACGAGGGCATTATTACCTTGGCTATGTTAACCAAGTAAATTTTGGTTGACATTTTGGTTAAATTCTGCTATAATGTTACACATAAACAATAAGGAGTAAGACATATGGATAAGGCAATTAAAGTAATCAAAGGTGTTGGCGAAGTTGGTATTGACACAGAAGCAAGTCCAGGCAATGGCCGTTGGTATGTTAAACACTATGCCACTGGCTATGATGTTTGTGGCTTTGACAGTGAACAAGAAGCCTTAGAAGAACTTGAATATGTTGAACTTGGTACGGTTGCGTTTTAATGGTAACTCCTGATAAGAATAAGGCAAAGAAAGACGCATTCTATGCCAAGTTGGCAGGAGATGTTAATCGTTCTCTAACTTATCACTGGCAACAAGCACGCAAAGGTGCTGTTAAAAGACATCTTGATTTTAGTATTAGTGCCGCTGATGTTATTGCTCTATGGAAAGAACAACAGGGTCTGTGTAAAGTAAGTGATATTCCTATGACATTAACGCATGGTACTATGACTTTACAAAACCCTACAAAGGTAAGTATCGATAGAATCGATAATACCATTGGCTATCACAAAGACAATATACAATTAGTTACCTGGCAGGTGAATTGTGCTAAAAGTGTATGGGACACTGATCAATTTGTTGAATTATGTATATCAGTAGCTAAGAAAAGATTAACGGAAGAATTAGATGGAAAATAATCAGATCAATCGATGGTTAGAATGGGCGGGCACTGCTATCCTTATTGTAGGCACAGCCGTAAACAGTTTAGGCTACTATCCCCAAGGTCCTATCTTGTTATGCCTCGGTGGAGTGTGTTGGTTAACAGTCAGCATCCGCTGGCGTAAACCTAGCCTAATTGTAGTTAATGGCATTATGATGGCCACTGCCGTTGCTGGTTTATTTTGGCATTATTTCGCATGACAGAACTAGAAACTCTACAGCGAGCTATCACAGAAGCACATGAACTTGGGCGCATTATGGTTGCTAATCCAGGTATCACTAATGAGTATCGTGCTAGAACAGAACAATCAGTAAAGAATTTGTTAAGCATACTATATACTAGGTTAAATATGCTTGACGTTGACAGACCGGTTTTACCTAAAAACATAAAGAGTGATTACTAATGGAATTAGTTGAAACAAATAATAAACAAATTGTCTATCGAGCTGCGGGTATACGTGCTAAGATAAAATGCAATAATTATACTGAATTTTGGCTATTAAAACAAACGTTAGAAGCACTAGGAAAATTAATCGATCCGTATGAAAATTTTAGGAATATGTTTAAACGTCCATGGACAGCTCATCCTAATTATCACAAGATAGAAAATAAAAGATCGCAAATGTCAGCTGATTTGTCTAAAAATTTAGATAACAATCCGTTAACATTATATTTTAATACCATCGAAGATGCTAAAGAATTTATTTAAAATCGGCAAGGAATAAAATGAAAGAACTTGATTTAAAAGACGACTGGCAGTATAATAATGAAGAAGAGGCAGAAATGGGCCAGCTTCATGCTATTCATAATAACTTAAATGCTGTAGCAGGTGTGCGTCGCAAGTTAGAAGCTCAAGCGGCTAAACCCAGCGCAGAAGAGTGTGAAGAGTGTGGAGATGAAATCCCAGAAGCTAGACGTAAGGCTGTGCCAGGTTGTCAGCTTTGTGTATTCTGTCAAGAAAAACTTGAACGTAGATAAAGGAAAAATATGCCAAATTTAGTGCCAGTTGTAGTAGAACGTACATCAGACGGTGAACGTAGTTATGACCTATACAGTCGATTACTTAAAGATCGTATTGTAATGCTAGACACTGATGTTAGTGAACATTCAGCTAGTTTAATTGTGGCACAATTGCTGTTCTTAGAAGCAGAAAATTCAGATAAAGATATCTTGCTGTATATTAACAGTCCTGGTGGTAGTGTAACTGCTGGTTTGGCTATTTACGATACCATGCAGTTTATCAAACCAGATGTAAGTACTATTGTAGTCGGACAAGCATGTAGTATGGGTAGCTTTTTAGCCAATGCCGGTGCTCCTGGTAAACGTTTTGTCTTACCAGAAAGCCGCACAATGATTCACCGTGTGAGTTCAGGTACCCCCGGCACACGTGGTAGTGTACATGTACAAGAGCTACAGTTTGAAGATGCTGTGCGTAGCATGGAAGAAAGCAAACGTTTAAATGAACGCCTAACTCAACTGTATGTACGTCACAACACTGCTGGCAAAGGTTATGATGAGCTGTTTGAAACAATGAAGTTTGATACATTCTTATCAGCTGAAGAAGCAGTGGCCTACGGTCTAGCAGATGAAGTAATTACCAAGCGTTAACATGTTCTTTTCAATAACTAAACAGATCCAACCTAACTTTCCCTATAATCATCAGACTGGTAATTTTGTTATTAGTTTAGATGAGGGTTGGACATCAACAACCGATGCTAATAATAATCCAATTTGGTTTAAAGGTTATTTAGATCAAGGTATACTTGCCGATGCTGTATTGTCAATTATTGAAGAAACTGAACCAACATACTCAGGTAACTTTTGTGTTATTCGTTGTTTAGCTGATTCTGTTAATATTAGATCCGACAGGCAACGAAGTTTTCCAATTTGGGTATCAGATGATTCAGTTACAAATCTAACAGAATCGCCAACAACAATTTGGGCAGACGATGTTATTGATGTTGACTTTAATTTTAATATTAAACACTATTATTTTGATATAATTGGTAGTATATCAAATGACATCACCGACTTCGATACAGTAGTCAAAAAAATTGATGCTATCCTTGATCAAAAAACAAAATCATTTTTAGCTAATCAATCAGAACCTATTAAAGTTTTTCTAAGCGGTGGAATTGATACCGCACTGGTATTTTCATACGTACAAAAGCACACTGACCAATATGAAATAGTTAATGGTTTTCATTGTGATTTTGATTATTTCTTCTTAAAAAATCATGGCACATTATCTAAACATTGGGGGTATGGACAGATACATCACTGGAGAAATTCTTGTGTATTAGCCAGTGGCGCACCGGGAGATGAATATATGATGCGTAGTCCAACTACTGCTAATCTAATGTTGAAACACTATGGTACATCGATTCCTGAGTTGCTTAAAGGCAAATATAATGATTGTCTGCACAGCATTTATTTTAGCAATCCAAAGTATCACGACATGTGGGATAAACAATCAATTGATGATATAGAATTATCTGCAATGATTAAGATTTGTTCTAACTATAATGTCAACGACTGGCAACATTGGCACTTTGGTAATACGTTGACTTGGACACCTTTGCGAGATATAGAGATTTTTAAACTTGTAGCAAGTTTACCACTGTCAGAGTTAAAGGAACAAGTCATGAACAGTAAATTATCTATAGAATTAATCAGACGTAACAATCCTAAAATTTTATCTTTGCTGTCAACTAAGAAAAATTCAAATAATTATCTAGAAAACTTAACTAGTTTTTATCTTAAGTAGGTTTGAGATTTCTGGACAGAAATCAGAAAAATTTACTTTCTTTACTAAATCCATCTTGCTAACAAAATCAATAAAATTTTCATGTTGAACTGGATCATACTCTAAAGTTTTTAAGTTGTGTATTATAGAGTTAACAGCATTTATAGCATTTGATTTTTGATCTTGATGTATATTAGCAGTTGATAATTCTGTAACAGAATTTTCTAATTTTTCTATTATCACATTACGTAACGAAATCGGAATAATTTTTTCATTAAAATAATCTCCCCAAGCTGGGTTAATGGTAACAATCTCAGGCCAATCAATGGATAATAGTTTTAATAAATCGGGCAGATAATAATAATTGTACGGGCTAGTTGTAATATTAACTCTAATGTTTACATTTGGTATAGTTTGAACTATTTGGTAATTGTTCCAAACAATGTCCCATTCTGATCCAAATCTGATATATTCGGATGGTACACCTATAGCATCCAAACTGAATACTAAAGTAATTTTGCGACCAAAGTTCTTTAGAAACTCTACATCAACAACTGACCCATTTGTGAATAACATTATTTCAGCTGTGGTATTGTCGTTGGCCCATTGTAAAAAATCTAAACATTTTGGATCATAAAAAGGTTCACCGCCTAGTACAATAATAGAACGCAAACGATCAGCAACCGAAGTTAAAAAATCATAATCAGCAAAATTGTTTAATGCTACATTAGAGAATGTATTAGGCAAGTCTGCTTTTTTGTAGTAAGTCTCTACCCTAGAACTAGCAAACGGCCAACAAGTCTGACAGGCAAAATTGCACACATTCCCTGGACGTATTTCTAAAGTAATATCACTATCTTGATAATCATTATACGCATTATTACCATTTAGTCTAGGACTATATGTTATACCTGTGCTTTCTACTTTTTCGCAATTCGTACACCCAGATGGCCACTGGTCATTTGCTAGCATTTCTCTAGCTTTAACTAGATCTGAGTGATCATGCCATGATATTAATTTTGTAGTATTAACATTGTGTTCGGTGATCCATTCTTCGGATGCTTGCCATTCACAACAAGGCATTAGAAAATTTCTATATTGTATAACTATGCCATTTGATAAAAATTTACATTCCATATAGTATTTATTATATACTATTATTACTCAAAAATAAATTAAATTTTGGTTGACAACCAAACCAAAAGATAGTATACTGTAGTTTAAGTAGTAGATTTTATCAACAACTCCAAGGAGATAGTATGTTTAAAGTAACTGGTATTTCAACCCTTAATGGTCAAACTAAAGTGCGTTTTGCTAATGATCTAGTTAGTCGTGTTAAGATCTTAGTCAAAGATGGTCATGCTGATATTAACCTAGTCGAGTTGCCAGAAGCTCTGAGCAAGGCTGATTGTGTTAAGTATCTAAAGACCACAGGCCTATACACAGAGTTCAAAGAAGCTATTGATGCTGCTGATGAAAAGTATAACACTGTTAAGGTTTCGGGTGTTAGTCTAGACGCAATCAAAGCTCGAGCAGGTATTACTGCCTAAGGTGTAAATACTGGTATAGCGATCCCGATTATATCCCGACCGCTAATATGGAGGATAAGATATGAGGATCGCTGCACTAGCACTATTAGTATCACTATCTGCTCTAGCAGATGAACCAAAAGAAATGTACATGCCAAATGACAGTGGCGGCTATATTGTATTAACCCTAGAAGACTGTCAAGTTAAAACTTCGGACTATCCCTACAGGGCTTATGCTACAGAGTCAGAATCAGGACCTGCGCTACATGAAGGATGTTGGACTAGATTTACCGACCCAGAGTATGATAAGTTTGCTGAAAGTATGGTCAGTACCTACTGGGGTCCAGGACTTATGGCCAGTTTTAGACAGAGATTGTTTAGTCCAAATAAAGCACGTTGGACCGATGATAAAAACCCAATGACTATAAGAGCACCAGAAGTGGTAGTTAAACCTAATACCTAGGTAAATACTATCTAGAGCAAGGAGACCGTGCTATGAAAACAAAGAAACTAGTTCGTAAGATGTACCTAGCATGTGTACGCCACGATAAGAAAGAGCAACAGAGATTGTGGTTCAAAGCATTAAAGAAAAGTTTAAAACATAAACACACAGAAGTAATTAGGTAATATGAAAACAATTTTCCAGGAGACCGTTATGCGATCGTAAACTTTACGAGGAGCATAACATGTCTAGAACTTATAGACGCAAGCGTGGTGACCACACTGATCTAGAATGGCAAACTTCAAAGATGGTCAGAGTCCCTGGTTACTACATTTGGTATTGGGTCCCGTTGGATCCCGAGTCAAAAGAGTACAAAAAAATAGTAAGCAAGTATCACAGCGATGTAGGTACTAATCATTACAGCGGTAAAGCGCCAGGTTGGTGGATAACACTAACTTCGCAAAGACCATATCGCCGTGACGCTGATAGACAAATTAAAAAATGGATGATGGATCCAGATTACGAAATTATAATCGAATCTAAAGAGCCACTCCCGTATTGGGATTAAAGAATTGTTGTAGCCGCAAGGCAAAGTTGTAAAGTAAGGCATGTTGGACGGCGGTTCGATTCCGCCCAGGTCCACCAGAAGTAACATTAATGATAAGTAGATGCCTCAAAAGCCCTGGCTGTATTTGTAAGCGAGAGAATCCAGGCTACCGTTAGTGTTACTCCTAATGGGCCTGACCAGGTTTCGACAGCGTGAGATAGGATAACAACTCAACACGTGGGGTCACGTAAAATACAAAAATCGTAAATGCAAACGCAAATACAAAAGACGTAGTTAAAGTATCTATGGGTCGTGGCTTCCGCTTCGCTCGTGGTACTGAAGCTGTAGCAGCCTAAGAAACTGCTTCGTCCGGGGTAGCTATACCTTGTTACCAAAAATAGTAGAAAGCACCTTCGGGTGCTTTCTTTTGGCTATGAAAATAGTTGACATAAATATTTTTCTAGTTTATACTAGTTGCTTACGTGCCTATTAAGGGCGAAAGCGAAACTTTTTATTTGCTTAACAAAGGAGTAAAACATGCAATTAAATCCTCTACATGACCGTGTGGTCATTAAACGTATCGAAGCCGATACAAAAACAGCATCAGGTCTCTTCATTCCAGATAACGCAAAAGAAAAACCAGACCAAGGTGTGGTCTTGGCAGTTGGTCCAGGCAAGCGTAACCCAAATGGTGACGTTATGCCCTTAACTGTTCAAGTCGACAATCGAGTATTGTTTGGTAAGTTCGCAGGACAACAGGTTAAGATTAATGGCGAAGAGCTATTGATCTTGACAGAAGAAGAAATTTATGGTATCATTGAAGAATAAGGAGAATTAAGATGGCAGCTAAAGACGTACAGTTTGGCGACAGTGCTCGCAACCAAATGATTGAAGGTGTTAACACCTTAGCAAATGCAGTAAAAGTAACACTAGGACCTAAAGGTCGTAATGTTATTATTCAAAAAGCCTACGGTGCTCCACACATTACCAAAGATGGTGTTAGCGTAGCAAAAGAAATTGAATTAAAAGACCCATTAGCTAATATGGGTGCGCAGATGGTTAAAGAAGTAGCTAGTAAAACAGCCGACCAAGCTGGTGATGGTACTACTACTGCTACTGTCTTAGCACAGGCTATTGTCAAAGAAGGTAACAAAGCTGTAGCCGCTGGTATGAATCCTATGGACTTAAAACGTGGTATTGATCTAGCTGTTGGTGCTGTAGTAGCAGAACTAGCTAAGATTTCAGTTCCATGTGAAACAAACACAGCAATTGAACAAGTTGGTACTATTTCAGCTAACAGCGACAACGAAATTGGCTCGATCATTGCGCAGGCAATGGAACGTGTCGGCCGTGAAGGTGTTATCACTGTAGAAGATGCGCAAGGCCTAGCTATGGAGTTAGAAGTTGTGGAAGGTATGCAGTTTGACCGTGGCTATTTAAGTCCATACTTTATCAACAATCCAGAAAAACAAAATGTAGTATTAGAAAATCCATATATTTTGTGTTACGACAAGAAAATTTCAAACATCAAAGAAATTCTTCCTGTACTAGAAGCAGTGCGCACAGCCAATGGTAGTTTGTTGATCATTGCCGACGACCTAGAAGGTGAAGCACTGGCTACTCTAGTTGTTAACAATATGCGTGGCGTACTAAAAACAGCCGCAATCAAAGCACCTGGTTTCGGTGACCGTCGTAAAGAAATGCTCAACGACATTGCTATTCTAACCGGCGGCCGTGTTATTTCTGAAGAACTTGGTATGAAATTAGAAGACACCTCAGCCGAAGACCTGGGTCGCACAGCACGTGTTGAAATTACCAAAGACACAACTATCATTATTGATGGCGCAGGTTCAACTGATGCTATTGCTAGCCGTGTTGAGTCAATCAAAACACAAATTGAAAACGCAACCAGCGACTACGAAAAAGAAAAACTTCAAGAACGTCTAGCTAAACTAGCAGGCGGTGTTGCTGTGATCAAAGTAGGTGCTGCAACAGAAGTTGAAATGAAAGAAAAGAAAGACCGAGTTGACGATGCTCTACATGCTACACGTGCTGCGGTTGAAGAAGGCATTGTTCCTGGTGGTGGCACAGCATTAATTCGTGCTAAACAGGCTGTATTAGGCCTAAAAGGTAGCAACCACGATCAATCAGTAGGGGTTGACATTGTTTTACGTGCTATTGAAGCTCCATTGCGTAGCATTGTTGAAAACGCAGGTGGTAGTCCAGATGTAGTGGTTAATGCTGTAGCGGCAGGTACTGCTAACTTTGGCTTTGATGCTAGTGATGATACCTATGGTGACATGCTAGAAATGGGTATTGTTGATCCAACTAAGGTTACACGTTGCGCACTACAAAATGCCGCTGGTGTTGCTGGCCTGTTGCTAACTACAGACTGTGCTATCAATGAGTTACCAAAAGAGGAAGGCCAAGGCCAACCACAGCATGGTATGCACCCAGGCATGATGTAATTAACTAGTCAGTTAATTCAATTTTAAAATAGCACCTACGGGTGCTATTTTTTTGGCTATAGGTTCTACGAATCTTAGATAAATAACTGTATTAAAGCTATTTGGGAGACATGGAACAATGGCTAATCAAAACTTCGTAGTCCATAATGGACTTACGGTCGGCCCTACAACTATCTGGGCAGGTAATGGCGACATTATATCATCAGGTAATATCACAGTAGCAGGTAATATCAGTATTACCGGTGGTATTAGCGTAAATCAAATTAACGATGGCACTTCGCAAGTTCTTGTTGGCCCTTCGGCAGTCAATGTTACAGTAGCAGGTACACAAG